AACTCTTAGCGCATCTTGTATGTCTGGAACATACTTACTCATTGCAGCTATTGGAGTAAACTTTACTTGTACCAATGCATAGTAAACGGGCGCATTGGACATACGTTCGCTTTTAGTACTCATGCCGCCCTCCTTGAAATTGTTTCATCTCATATCTCTTTATCTTACTAACTGTAGTTTACACATAGGTTGACACTTTCTCCATCATTAAGTTCACTATGACATCAATAGCCAAAACTCTTACGTAATCGCTTCGGCGCGCGCTCGTATCCCCGCCACGCCTGCCCGCTTTATGTAGTGGTTTTCATGCACCTGCATGATCTACGCAAAAGCCCGCCAGTTCTGGCGGGCCTTAGCAAAAACGATCCTCAAACGATCATGCGATCTCATGCGGCATAGACATGCACTACAGAGCTAACGCCTCGCAAGGGCTCGTTGTTCAACCTTGCTGACGCCAGAAGCAAGTTCAGACGCCAGCAACGTTTCTTAATGCAGCCAGCTGTCGTCTTCCCACACCTTCTGCATAATTTTCATCACTTGTTTTCTTTCTTCGTCCAGTTGCAGTCCGGTTAGTTCCACCCCGTTAGAGCTACCTTTGCGAATGCGAATTACCGTTTTGGGATACAGGGGGCGCAGATTGCGGTAAAGCTCGGATTCAAGGGCGTCCAGGGTAGACTGGCTAATCTTCTGCTCTTTATCGATCATTATTTCAATGCGCATAAAAGTCACCTCAGCTGATGACATCCATTGAGCGGTTGTATTCGTGGGTTCTGATTTTTGCCATGAGTTCATCAGTCAATTCAGAAACCCACTGCAGAGCCAGCCCCTTCTCTTCATCACTACACTCACTAGCCGCTACAAGCTTAAGAAAAAAATCAATGCGCTGGAGCTTCAAAGACTCCAAAAAATAGTCCTGCATCTTTCCTCCTATGACACCACACGCAATACTGTATGTATAACCACTGTTTATATTTACAGTATATAATAATCTTACTGATGTAAAACGTTTTTTTACGTTCATCAGCCTGATATGCCAGATATTATTAAGAGCACGAATTGTTAATTCGCGTAATTAATACAGGTTCCGCCACTGATCATCTTCCTGCAAACGCTGGTTCCGATAGAAGATACGCAGGCCTGCTCCTGACGGAATACTGCCTCCGCGAAGGAGTAAATCGACCTCTTTCTCGCTGCCATCAAATCCTCTGGACTTCAGCTCATACACGAGCTGCAGTCGCTGATGGTCTGTAATTCGCTGTTTGTAGTCTTTACGCCGTTTCGGTTTCACCAGGCGTAACCTTGCAGCCAGTTCCCGGCGCTCTTTTTTGTTCATACTGTGCAGGTAATCGTGCAACTCCTTGTCATCCATGCTGGTAATGTCCGTTCTGGGGTCCCCATCAGCTGATTTATCTTTCTCCTGTTGGTTCAAATTTTCAGCAAGGGGACAGTTATTGCCACGAGTCCAAGGGGCGCAAGCGCCCTGGTCGGCTGCCGCCTCCTGAACGTCAACGGCCTTACGAACCATTTTCCACTTCACCGCATGAGTGCAGATCTTGCCCTCTGCAATGGGTGACCAGATGCCATAAATACGAATACCGTGATCGCCATATGCGGTCGGTTCTTCGTTGATTTCATAAGCAGTTCTGATGAGGTGATATTTGCGGGGAACCAGTACGCCGCCCTGCTTCATGATGTAGGTGGCAAAACAACCAGCATCAGCAGCAGCCAGGATTGCATCAAGGCGCGGGTTATCCAGTACCGGCGCACCTGCTTTTTTGTCCCCCTGTTGCCTTGCCGCCTGACCAGCCAGCAATCGCAGTTCACGGTAAGCCTGACGCCCCGGAATGCCAAAGAAGCGGAATTGCTGAACACGATGCAGAGACGCCCAGGCATTAACGTATTCAGCGTTATCACGCAGGGATTTACCCGTTTCCTTGCTGATCTCGCCAGCCAGACCACGCCCGTCAATGTTCTTACTGATGTATTTCGCGATGTAGCTTGTTGGCGTACCTTTGCGCGGGTTTATCAGCTCAGACTTAAAGCGTGGTCCCGTGTTATTACCCAGCTCCTCGCGGTCTTCACGAATGGCAAACTTACGCAACAAAGCAGTAATGGTGCGGCGATCTTTTTTGCGCATAAAACACAACAGGTGCCAGTGAACTGTACCGTCATGATGCGGCTCAGCCACCCGCACGCCATACCAGCGCAATCCGGCTTTGTGCATCGCCTTACGAAATGCAGCAAACATGCCGACCAGATAATCACTGCTTTGTCTTACCGTCGTATTTGTCCAGGTCGGGTTGGGCCTGCCGTTATTTAGCGTGGAATGGAAACGTGACGGACAGGTGATGGTGTAGAAAACGGCGCAGTCACCGCGCATTTCCGCGATAAGCTCCAGACCTTTAACACAGGCCATCATCTCATTGCGGCGATGCGCAGGGTTGCTGCTGCTGGCGTTTACCACATCCTCCATGTCCAGCATGTCGCCGTCTTCGTTCACCAGTTCATGAGAACGGAAAAACTCCAGCGACTTACGGCGCTGCTCACGTTTATGCATCACGGCTTCATAGCTGACATAGGGAGATGCTTTTTTGCTGACCAGGCAAACAGCACGCAACTGCTCTTCCCGCCATTCGCAACGCATCTTCCATAATTTCCGGTACCACCAATCGGCGCACAACATACGCGCCAGCGAACCCGGAATGAGTTCATAGGGCACGGGTTTACGGCGGTTTCTTTTCCGGCGGAGTTGCTCAAACGCAGGCGGTATGACATCCAGTCGCAGGGTTTCTGCTGCCACCTTTTCCCATGTCTTGCGGATTTCTTCTGGCTTAACGTCATCGGCGGCATACAAATCGCCACAAGCTGCATCAAGGCACATGCTCATATGCGCAGCAACAAGGGTGGACAGGCGTTTCACCTGATCCTGACTCATTTCAGGCAGGATCAGCAGGCCGTCCAGCCCTTCATGGCTTGCCATAAAGCGAAAAGAAGTGGATAGCTGACTGTCGCGTACATGCTCCAGCCGTTCCAGACATGGCTTAATCGTCTCACGCAAATAGCGGGAATAAGCCTTTGGCCTGCCAAGGCTGCTGAAGTATTCAATACGTTGCATCAGCGGCCTGCTGATATGGGAAGGCTGGGCGTTAACGTCTGCCAGAATGACCATGTCCGGGTTAAAACGCTGCTGCTCATGCGCCAACTTTGCCCGGCTAATGAGCTTATCCTGCTCCATTTCGCGCTGGACAGGATCACGGGATTCATTAAAGAAATAACGCTCCCAAACCTGATCACTCAGTGCCTCGCGGCGCAGTTGTTCCTGCTCGTTATCGGCAGCGTACAGAGTGATCAGGTTTGAAAGCGCAGAAACCGGCGCAACTTCCGCCGGGTCCAGATAAGGGTTAATAGCCTTTTTCGGGCTGTTCCATGAGAATGCTGCGGCGGCCTCGTTAAAGCCGCTGCAGTTGTTCATATCAGCATGGCTCATGCACGCACTCCGTACACGGCAGAACTATCCACGCCACGCGAAGGATCAAATCCCACCCAGCAGCGCGCCCCAGAAACAGCGATGATTTCTGTTGCAGATTTACCCTCGCCAGCCGACACGCCGATGCTGCGTTTTGCCTTGATGTAGTGGTGAGTGAAATTTCGATACAGCGAACGGATCAGGGATGTGTCACTGTTAGAAACAATGACTGGATGACCTTCTGATGATCGATATTCAAGAACAGATGCCAGGTGATACTGGTCATCTTCAGTGAAGCCGTCAGTGTGATAGCCGGAAAACGTACCGTCATAAGGCGGATCGCAATACACCACATCCCCCACCTGCAGCATCGCCAGCGTTTCATCAAAGCTGGCGCAGATAAAAGTTGCTCGCTGGGCTTTCTCTGCAAATGCGCGAATTTCTTTTTCAGGGAAATACGGATTTTTATAATTACCGTATGGAATGTTGAAATGCCCGCTCTTGTTATAACGACATAACCCACGGTAACCATGACGATTGAGATACAGGAAATATACCGCTTTCATGAAATCAGTAATTTCAGTGGAGTAATTAAACTCCTGCCTTATGTTGTAATAAGCCAACTCCCTGTTTGCTTCCTCAAATAAAGCTCTGGCACGAGATATAAACGCCTCGCAATCAGCAGCAACCTTTTTATAGAGGTTGATTAAATCAGGATTAATATCCGCAACAAGATAGCTGGGGTAATCCGTCTCCATCATCACAGCACAGGAACCCGCGAAAGGTTCAACCAGTCGCGGGCCAGCAGGAAGATGTTTTTTCAGTTCGGACATAATGGCAGTTTTATTACCCGCCCATTTCAGGATGGTACTCATACAGCACCTCCTGCAATAACATATCCTAAAGCTTCTAATGGAGTTAATGGGCGAATTGATAGCATCACCCATTGTTCTGAAACTGCCATGACGTCATTAACCGGAAGCACATGAGAGATAACAGCGGCCCATTCCCTACCCGTAAATACGCCATGCTTCCATTCGCAAAGAGAAAGAACATCACCAACTTTATAGCCACGATCGTCTTTACGAAGTTCAGCCGTCTTTTGACCTGCAACCACAGCGTTGAAATACTTAGGTGCAATTTTTAATTGATGGATACGCACTGCCCTTGTCATACAGCACCTCCGTTGTAATGTTTGCCTTTCAGCTCTGCGATTTCCTGGCAGGTAATGCAAAGCTGCACTCCCGGAATGGCGCGGCGTCGTGCTGGCGGAATTGGCGCTTCACATTCAATACAAAGCACGCGAGACACGCCCGGTGTTTTGGCACGGGCAGCACGAATATGGCGCTGGCGTTCTTCTTCAACGCGCTGCTGTACGAGATCCATTGCATCAGCCATTAGTGGATCTCCTGCGCTTCGTTCTGGATTGCTTCAGCAGTTACACGCAGCAGTTCTGCCGCTTCGACGTGGTTTAGCTGGCGGGATGTGATATGACACGCCAGGCTATCAAGGCGAGCTGCCATTGCTTCAGCCCTTGCCCGACGTTCTTCCAGACGAGCCTCTGTCAGTAAAATATTAAGCCCTGCGTCATCCGGTCCGGTTTTAGTCGTGAGGATTTCAATATTACGCATAATCAATTCTCCTGAATTTAGATAAAGGGATGCCCAGCGGGTTTACGCCATTAATTTCATTAGTTGGTTAATTCGGCATGGTTAGCCGTCTGGGAAATAAGCTCACCACTGCACGAAAATGATTCATTGCTTTAATCAGCTCCCGCTTTTCGTCAGTGGTCAGCTCATTAATGCTGATGCTATGACGTTCAGCTGGAATTTTTGCCATAAAGAATATGGCAGCCAGTGCCCGTTTATTTTGTTCATTATTGATATCCCGTGGATCACGCATATCTTTAATAAACCGCTCAAGCTCTGACTCAATATTCAGGCCAAAAACTTTCGCCCTTAATTCCGCTATGTGATTAAGTCCATTCAGGCGTTCACCGGGACTTAATGGAACAGTCGCCGCAGCGCCTTCAATAGCCATTTATGCATCCCACAACACATCTACTAAAAAATTTTTGATATGATCCATTACCAACATATTGATAGCTAGAAGGAATCATCAATGTTGAACCCGGTTGAAAGAGAGCGTTTAGAGCAACTTGAAAACGAGATCTCCAGTCTTCGCGATGAGGTTGCTGTTCAACGAATTCTTGTTTCAGGTCTGATCCACTCCTTATTTCGAACTGACTCAGCAAATCAATCTGCATTTTTTGAGCTCCTCCGCGAAGAATTAAACAAACTTCCTTTAGGTTCGGTTAAACAACAAGAATTCACTCATCTGATACAGACACTGATAGATCGTTACCGATAAATACTTCGCCGATAACGTTCAAGAGGTGATGTCTTTATACGCATCACTTCTTGTACTTTTTCACCACGTATAAAGGTTCCATCCTTTAGCGTGAAAAAGTAGCTACCATCGCCCGACAACGACGGATAGCAACAGAGCAAATCATCTTCAGGTACTGAATAACTCTCCCCTCTGTAACGAAACTGATAAACCACTTCACTTTCTGCCGCATACATTTGGACTTTCTCCATTTTCTCGTGGTCAATTCAGACAGCAATTCATCTTGTGAATGACATGGATGCCAGCGTTTACCATCCTCTCCCATGATCCAGCCGTGACCGTAGTGCATTGCCGGGCTTTGTTTTACCAGCAGCGATGCAAATGATGGTTCTTTCGTCAGCATAAGCACCTCACAGCAAACCGAATGAAGCACCGAGGCCAGTTACAGTATCAACTGCACTTGCCATCGCAGGATTAACCTGTAAACGGGCCTGCAATGAAACAGCAGCTAACGCCATCAGTCGTGTAACAGAGTTAATGCTGCTGATAGCATCACGACGACCTGCACTGGTTTTTACATCGCCAGATACCGCACCTGCAGCAACACGCCCGATCTCTGCGGTTGCACTCATGACGTAATGTGGCAGTTTCTCTTTTGCCACCTCATTAATCGGTACACATGGCAGGCAGTGAATCTGTGCCAGAAAACCGTCTACCAGCGTTGAATCTTCCGTCAGATCGGTAAGTAGCCAGATATCTGGCGCATTGAGCTGATGCGGTTGATCTGGGTTGAGTTTGTTTCGCAGAGTCTGGACATTCATTCCTGCACGTTCTGCCAGCTTCGCC